TACCCTCAAGAACTAATGTGTATGCGGCTGATGCAGTAAAACCTGTAGTAGATAATATAATATTACCTGCTGTGTTTGGTGCGTTGTTTGTGAATGGTGCTTGTAGACCTGTTGTCAAATCTAAAACGCCTGATCCACTTAAGGTTGCAATAGTTGTATTTGAACTACCAGCCCAAGATAAAGTAACTCTAGGGTCTTGTAATGATGAAGTACCTCTTGATACGTTCCAAAATAATTTTGTGATTGATAGTCGTGTGCTACCGTCACCATTGGATGCAATCAAAGTATTTGCGTTAACTTTAGTGACATTGGTTTCACCAGTGCCATCAGAAATATTTGTTAACTTAACTGCCCATGCTGATGCATGGTCTTTTAGTGTTTGTGAGGTTACGGTATCTGCCATTTTATTCTTCCGCTATAGTTTTAGCAAATGCTAAAAGCACTTCAGCATCTTCTTCTAACTGATTCAAAAAGATTTCTTGATTGTTTTCATCTAACTGATCGTAAAGACTAGAAAGTAAATCAACGTCTTCTTTCTTCAAAGCACCACGTGCCTGTGCAGATTTCAACATTGCAATTCGATCTCTATATCCAGACGTTCCTGGCTTAATATCTTTAGCCGCTTTCTTTTCACCAGCAGTTGGATTGCTAATGTGCTTCATTGTAGTCTTAGACTGATGACTTTCTGCTTCACCGAATGGTTGCTTATTATCAAGTCTATCAGCAGGACGCTTGCCAGAACCTTTTTTGGTGTCGTGTGGACCAACTTCTTCAGGTCCAACTTTTTCTAAGTCACCTGGATCTTTAGTCTGTGCAAGATATGATACAGCCGCCATTTTATTGGCGATGCCGTCTTTATACTTTACTCGTTCTATTTCATCCAATTGAATGAAAGATTTAAAGGTCTTCATCTACGTTTCCTTCTGTACTTGATTGAAACTCTGTTTCTAAGTTATTTGAATCTTGATCTTCGCTATCATCTTTGAAAATTGAACTAGCAAGTTCCATTCGCTTAACGTCTAAATGATTCTGCATTTTATCTGATATCGCATCTAAAATAGATGACTTGAATTCAGAAGGTTTTGCGTCATAAGCGTGTTGAATTGCCGTTTGAATATTTTCCATAGTATATCTCCTTTTTCTTTATTTATAAAATTTAAGAATTCTGGTTACTCAGATTCTTTGTCACTCTTAGAATTCTCGATCATTTGTTCAAAAAGCGTAGTCATAGACCTAGCCAACTCTTTTTGGTCTGCGTCATCGATTATTCTAGTTTCGGCTTCTTCCTTCTTTACGCTGACAACAAGTTGTTGTGGTGCTGGCGCTGGTGGAGGTGGTGGTGGCAAGTCTTCTGCCGAAATGCCTTCTTCATCCATCTTTGCTTTGTCTTCTTCCATCTCTTCGTCCATCTGTTTAATATCGTCTTCACTCTGACGTAGAATGTTTGTTCTGATATAGTTAACGGAGAAGTATTTGCCAACGTATCCATCAATATCTGAAAGAATAGCCAAACGTTCTTTCATAATCTCAACGTTCTTTAATTCGGCAAAGTGTGCATCTGATTGATAATCATAACTGATTTCTTCTTTCATTTGTTCCCACTCTTTGCGAGTACAAACGCCTTTAAGAAGAAGTTGTGTCTCAAGCATCTTGTCAAATAGAATAGAGAAACGTAAACGCAAACGTGAGATGAATTTACCAAACTTCAATTCATCTCTAGTAATTTCAGAAGCACGACCTAAAGAGAATCCATTGTCAGATTCTAAACGTGAAACTGGAACATTCAATGACTTGAACATTTTCTTTTGAAAGTACAATACGTCATCAATCTCGCCAAGATTCTGTCCACCTTGTAGTGTAGTAATCTCAGTACCTTTACCACCTTCTCTACGTGGCAACCAAAAGTCTTCAAGCATTGTTTGATATCGTCTATCGTCACGAATCTCACCAGTGTTTGCATCATACACTAATTTGTTTTTGTACTTCTGCATGATTTCACGCAAGTACTGTTCTGCCTTCATCTTAGGCAAGTTACCTACGTCAATGTAAAAGATTCTACGTTCTGGTGCTCTTGAAATACGATAGATAACTGTCGCATCTTCAAGCATACGTAATTGATTGAGTGGTTTGATTGCTTTGTGTAAATGTGAAACAATAATCTTACCATCTTTGTCTGTGATACCAGAATTGGCATAACAGATTGAATCTGAAGCAATCTTGATACCTTGTGAACCGTCTCTAGCAAAACCTTTATCAGAGTAGATAAAGTATTCGTAAAATCTTTGTGCTGTGTCTGCCGTACCTGGACGATTGTTTTGTTTCTTGTCTTCACGTACTTTACGAATTTTACGTGGGTCGATGTAACGAACTTCTTTCAATCCTGCTCTAGGATTCTTATCGTCAATCAACATGTGATAGTACAAGCGTCCATCAACATACCATCTACGGAAGATATCGTAGCCTTGATTGTTGAAGTCGAGTAGTTTCATTATATAATAGAATTCATCACGAACCTTTTTCTTAATTGATTCGGGCTGTTCTAGTTTATCTAAAATGATTTGAACTGGATAGTCGCCGTTTTCGAATACTAGTGATTCATTCACAATGTCTTCGATTGCGGCATCACATTCTGGTTGGAGTGCCATCTCACGATATTTCTTAATTAAATCGGCATCGCTTCTAATTTGACCTTCAAGGTCCATGTATGTGCCATATACACCACCGCCTGAAATCGATACTGCCGCATCATCATCGGTAGGTGTGACAAACGATTTTAACTGTTCTGCTTCAACATCATCTTTACCAATCTTATATCCAAAAAGTTTTATCGCCATATTTGAGTCTCTCTAAAAAAAATGGGGGCCGTAATAGCCCCCATTGTTTGACAACTATTACGCAATTATTTATGTTGCGTAAAATACATTATTTATGTTAAACTTCGGTTGTTGAACCAATAGTACTAACTCCAGAAGCCGCTTGCAAATAGTGATATTGGAAATTAACGGTAAATTCTGAAATTGTGTCTGTACTATCAAAAGATAAATCTAATGCACCAACATCGGTTGGATATGCATCATTCAACTTATACGTTCTAGTAACTTCATTTTTTTGATTTAATTGTTTAACCAAAATATCCTTATAGTAAGCCACGGTCGTAGGAGATTTTGTGGCAGCATTATAATTAGAGTTAGAAATTAAATTTACCCATGATGTAAATGCACGGCGTAATGTGTGATCTTCATCATTTATGACTGTTATTGACCAATCGGCGAATGTTCTATCTCCAGGAATTTTAATTCTTCTACCAGCCTTAAATGGAACTTCAATAGTTCCAACTGTAAATCCCGGTACTTGAGCGGCCTTGCACATTAGTCGTACTTTTTCAGCCGCTCCGGCGGCCGGATTTGTGCCGGCTACGTCAACTGTACTCAAATCTGGAAAACCTATTTCGATTTCAAATAAGTTTGCTCTTGCGCCTCTACTCAAAGCAGTTTGTAATTGTGTGATTGTTGCGAGTGACATATATGTTATCCTTTATTATTAACCAGCAGTAGCGACAACAGAAGCCAACTTTTCAATGGTAGTTTCGTCCTTGAAATTATTTTCAAAGAAATCATATGTCCAAGTTATTGTGAAATCTTCTACCGCATCAGTTGTATCGTATGATAAATCAATTGCTGAAATGTCTGATGGCCAACAATTTATTAATCGATAACTACCATTTGGAACAGAACTTCCATCTTCTTTTAATTGATAAATCATAACTGTACCATAAAGTCCAGCAGTTACGGACGCTGATCTATTTCCGATTGTAGCAAGGTTAAAATTTGTTTTAACAAGAGCATTTTGCCATTGTTCCATGACGGTACGAATTGCATAACCTTCATCGTTTAAAACAGTTGAAGTCCATTCAGTGAATGTTCTATCACCGCCCATTTTTAATCTACGACCAGCATTCATAGGAATTTCAATTGTTCCCATTGTAGATGATGGTAACGCTCCTGATCTACATTGATATTCAAAATTTGTTAACTTGCTTATTCCGGCCGGTGGTGTTACTGTAACCTTAAACAGGTTTGGTTTAGAGCCGGTCCCTAGAGCCGCTCTAAACGATGATATGTTAAAATCTGCCATTTTTATCTCCTTTATTGTCTGTAGTTATTTAGCCTGCGACTTGATTAAATGTAGCAGTACCTCTTACAGAAACAAAGTTGAGTTGGATGAAGTTAACAGAACGAATTGGTTGTACGAAAATATCACAGACAAATTCGTTAGCATTTACCACATCTTCTGGATTGTTGCTTGCATCACAAACAACTCTAAATGCGGCAATACCACGGCGTGCTTGAACACTTCTTAAGTAAGGAGTAATCAAGTTAACGAAGTTTGTGCGAGTATTTTCATCGTTTTGGTCAAACAATACGTTATCAGCCGCAACACCAATTGTCTTTTCTAATTCGATAAACAATCTACGAACATTAACTCTATTAGGTGATGTGTTTCTTGTTACGAATGTTTTGTCACCAAATAGAATTGTACCACGACCAACTTGTGTGGTTATTGGATTAACAGCAGTCTTGTAAAGCGTGTCACGCTCTGCTTGGGTTGGATTGAAAGCCAAACGAACTAAGTTTTGAATACGACCAGCATTAAAACCTGCTGGAGACAACCATGCATCTGCATTTAAGTCATTACGTGCCATGCAACCTGCAACGTCAGCATTCAATGGAACGTAAACGTATACGTCATTGTACTTGTCGTACTGATATTTCCATCCGCTGTCTGCGAATGCGTATGTAGAACGTGTGACTGTATCAGCCCATGTTGCAATTGAAGTTGCTTCAGAACCAACGTTATTAACAACGTTTGCTCTCAATGGAGAGATACAAACGATGGCGTCTTTTCTTACTTCAGCAACGTCACCAATGATTCTGTTTACGACAGTTGCATTGCCTTGACCAGCAAAGATGATTGTTGCAGGAACTTCAGACTTGTTTGAATACTTCAAGTAACCAGTTGAACGGTCGCCATCTGTAAGAGTAACACCATCAGAACCACCATTGAAGTTATAGTTCTTAGGAACAGTTACTGAAGTGTATGTTGTTGGTGCGCCGTTAGCCGCTGTGAGGTTTGTACCCCAATTTGTACCAGCATTGTCGTGGGCTGCCCAACGAACCCACTCGGAACGCTGATTGATGACTTCTTTGTAGTAGTTTGTACCACCATTTTCTGATTTAGCATTAGCCGCTTTAGATACGCTTGCGTATTTTTCTAAAACTGTGTTTGCTGTACCACTGATTGCACCAGTTCTATCAACGATAACAACGTGCATTTCATCACCAGATGCGCCTACTGATACGGCTTGTTGTGATGTGCCTGGACTTGCGTCAAACTCATTGAAGAATTCCCAACGGCGAGTAGCAGAAACTGTGGCTGCACCAGTCAAGTGTGCAGAGTCAATTGTGAAGTGAGTTGTGTTTGCAATTGTTTGCACTTTTGCAGTACGTCCAGAGATAACAACTTGATCGCCAACTCTTAATTCTGTGTTTGCCGCAGAACCAGAACCAACAACTTGAGTAGAACCAGCCGCAACTGTGAATGTTCCTGTCAATGCAGAAGACCATGCAGTTGAACTTGGGCAAGTAGAAACTTTAAGTGCATTTCCTAAGTCGCCAGCGTATTTTCCAATGAATGGACCGATGTTAAACGATGCTGTGTTTAAATATGCATCATCATTCTTAACTAATTGACCTGTACCAGTACCACCAGAACCTGTAGCAGTTTCTGTTGTAGCGTTTAGTGCTGTGTTAGCGACACGAACGACAAACAATGGAGAAGAATATCCCAAAAAGTTTGCGGCAGACAAGAAGTCTACGTTATTATTTGTAGTTGGTCTTCCGAATTGACTCACTAAGGTGCTTTCGTTTGCTATTTGCGTAGCAACTTCAATAGGACCCCATGTAAATTGTCCAGAAAATGCGCCAATTGTTGACGATGCGGATTGATTAGACGTTACCAAATCTTGTTCGGTGATCTTAACGCCTGGTGAAATTAGACTTATAGCCATTGAATTCTCCTTGTTATAATGATGTGGGTTTGTTTAATTTATTTATAAAAAATCAGATTTCTGATAGTTTTCTACTTGCCAAACTTGGCCATTCGCATCAATCATTTGATTTTCTTCTTCACCATTATTTATAAAACCAAAAGGCGTGACTTCTTCC